TTTTCCTTTCGTTATTTGGGTAGTTTTGGGAAAATCCCCTTGGCACTACCCAAGCCGTGTATATCTCATTATAATGCATTGACCTGAACTCTGCAGGTATTCCCAAGTAATGAGATAAATATAACTGTATATTAATTTAACATTCATGTACATGCGACATAGTGTCGCAGGTACACCAAACACCTGTGGGCGGGGCCCACCCATAAAAAAACACTAAACACTTGAGGGCGGGTCCCACCCGTAGAAAAAAAAATAAAAATAATTAATTTAGAGCTTGACAGTATAGGATAACATAGGATATAATATGCGAAACAAACAACGAAAGGAAAACAAATGAGACCAATAAGAAAACAAGAACTTGATTATTTACATCAACTTATAAATAACAAGTTCCAAGAAAAGCAAAGTGCAGTACGTTCACAGTGCGAACTTGAAGTAGGAAAACAATTAGAAAAGGACTTTAATAAGTTCTTATCTACTTTGAAACTTGAAAAGCTACTTAAAGACGCTGAACAAGCTGAAAAGGACTTTGAGGACTTTAAACAAAGTAAAGACGCAAAGGAAACTGCTCTTAACCAAAATGCTATTAAGAAAAAACAAGCATTACTTGAAAAGGTTAATCAATGGTCAGATATTAGAGACTGGCAAATCTCAAGTCGTGCTGACACTGTAGATGAAGTTATTAGTAATCTAAAAAAAGCATGTAGACAAGAACTTGAGGACAAATATAAAAACTCTGAAAAGGGCAAGTTCTTTAAATATCTACAAAATGGAATAGAGGACGCAAAAAATACTTTATACTCTGGTTTGTCCATTGATGACGTTTGGAAAAACTTAGAAAATATATTTGGTAAGGCACAAATTGAAGTTCGAGTGCCGAAGTCCTTTACACAGATAGCAAGTAAGTAAAGATAAATGTAGCAGGTGCGACACTATGTCGCACCACTACTAAATACTTGTGGGCGGGCGCCACCCAGAGAAATAAAAAAACATTAAACACATGAGGGCGGGTCCCACCCGAAGAAAAAAGGAAGAGGTCCCATGGGGTTGGCAAATACCTTTTAAGCAAGAGGGGGGGAGGGGGTAAAACAAAAAAAGGGGTCCCAGACATTACCCTTTAGTGCTGGATTTATACACCCGGGTAGGGTATAAACTTTTTAAGGTACCATAATTAACATTATGCTTGATATAGAAAAAATAAAAAATTTAAATAATATAGCTGACCCTAAAGTAAGAAAGGAAACAAAATTAAATGTTTTGTATCGTATAGAAAAGGCTAGAAAAAATAATATAAAAAATAATTTTTTAGATTTTGTAAAATACATTTGGCCAGATTTTATTGAAGGCTTTCATCATAAAGAAGTAGCAGATAAATTTAATAGATTACAATCTGGTGAATTAAAAAGATTAATTATTAATATGCCACCTAGGCATACAAAATCTGAATTCGCTTCTTATTTTTTACCCGCTTGGATGATAGGAAATAATCCTAAATTAAAAATTATTCAAGCGACTCACACTGCAGAACTCGCAGTACGTTTCGGTCGTAAAACTAAAAACTTGATTGACTCAAATGAATATAGAGAAATATTTAATACAAGATTACAAGAAGATTCAAAAGCCGCGGGCCGTTGGGAAACGGATCAAGGTGGTGAATATTTTGCTGTCGGTGTCCAGGGTGCGGTGACCGGTAGAGGTGCTGATCTACTCATCATTGATGATCCACATTCAGAGCAAGATGTAAATTCAGCCACAGCTTTTGATAAAGCATATGAGTGGTATACTTCAGGACCCCGTCAGCGTCTTCAGCCTGGTGGACGTATTGTTTTAGTTATGACTAGATGGAGTACAAAAGATTTAACAGCACAACTAATCAAGGCCCAAGCAGCAGAAGAAAAAGCAGATCAATGGGAAGTGGTAGAGTTTCCTGCGATCCTTCCATCAGGTAAACCAGTATGGCCAGAATATTGGAAGTTAGAAGATTTACTTGCGGTTAAAGCATCTGCTGGTATTGCAAAATGGAATGCTCAATATATGCAAGATCCAACTGCAGAAGAAGGAGCAATCATTAAACGTGAGTGGTGGAGAGATTGGGAAGAAGAATATATTCCACCTCTTGAACATGTCATTCAATCTTATGATACGGCATTCATGAAAAAAGAAACTGCGGATTATTCTGCAATCACAACCTGGGGCGTGTTTCATTTAAATGAGGACTCTGGTCCACAATTAATTTTACTAGATGCGAGGAAAGAGCGTTTAGAGTTTCCAGAATTAAGGCGCCTGGCCCACGAACAATATATGTATTGGCAACCTGAAACAGTTCTTGTTGAAGCGAAAGCATCAGGACTTCCATTAACTTATGAACTTAGAAGCATGGGTATACCCGTTGTTAATTTTTCACCAAGTAAAGGTAATGATAAACATGCACGAGTGAATGCTGTTGCACCTCTATTTGAATCTGGAATGATATGGGCACCTAAATCTAAACAGTTTGCACAAGAGGTTATTGAGGAATGTGCATCCTTTCCATATGGAGATCATGACGATTTAGTAGATTCTATGACACAAGCTGTTATGAGATTTAGACAAGGTGGCTTGATTTCTCACCCAGAAGACTATAGAGATGAGGAACTTCCAAGAACAGAGAGAAGTTATTATTGATGAAAAAATTAACAAGAACAATACCACCACTAAGAGGACCTAACCCACAAGGGTTGAATGTTCCAAATAAAAAGGTTATATTAACAAATTCAGGAAAATTAAATGGCAACTATAGACAAATCACTTCCAAACGAAGTTAGAAAAACTATTGAGATTGAGGGGCCAGAAGCTTCAATAGAACAAACTATCGAAACTCAAGAACAGATTCCTTCTCAAGGAGATACAGAAATTACACCTATGGAAGATGGTGGTGTTGAAATTAATTTTGAACCAGCAGCTTTTAATCAAGAACAAACTCCAGATCATTTTGCAAATTTAGCAGAACTATTACCAGAAGAAGTTTTAATGCCATTAGGTTCAGAACTTTTTCAAAATTATGAAGAGTATAGATCTTCACGTCAAGATTGGGAGACTGCTTATACCGATGGTTTAGATCTACTTGGATTTAAATATGAAAGAAGAACAGAACCTTTCAGAGGAGCGAGTGGTGCAACTCACCCAGTTCTTGCAGAAGCAGTTACACAATTTCAAGCTTTAGCTTACAAAGAATTATTACCAGCAGACGGACCGGTGCGAACTCAAGTTGTTGGATTAAACGATAGACAAAAAGAAGATCAAGCAAATAGAGTTAAAGACTTTATGAATTATCAAATCATGGATCAGATGAAAGAATATGAACCTGAATTTGATCAGATGTTATTTTATTTACCATTATCAGGATCTACATTTAAAAAAGTTTATTATGATTCTTTACTTGAAAGAGCAGTTTCAAAATTTATACCTGCAGATGATTTAATAGTTCCTTATTCTGCAACATCATTAGATGATGCAGATGCTATAATGCATGTCATTAAAACAACTGAAAACGATTTAAGAAAACAACAAGTCAATGGTTTCTATAGAGATATAGAATTATCTCCTGCAATGGATAATGTAGATAATCAATTAAAAGCCAAAGAGAGAGAATTAGAAGGAATTAGAAAAGAAAAAAATAATGACATCTTTACTTTAATAGAATGTCATGTAAATTTAGATATCGAGGGCTTTGAAGATCGTGATCCCAACGGGGAAATAACTGGAATTAAACTTCCTTACATAGTGACGATAGAAGAAGGCTCTCGTGAAATTTTATCTATTCGTAGAAACTATAATATTGGAGATCCTAGAAAACAGAAGATCCAATATTTTGTTCACTTTAAATTTTTACCAGGTTTAGGATTCTATGGCTTTGGATTAATCCATATGATTGGTGGATTATCTAGAACTGCTACATCAGCATTAAGACAATTACTAGATGCTGGAACATTATCTAATTTACCATCAGGATTTAAACAAAGAGGTATTCGTGTCAGAGATGATGCACAACCTATTCAACCTGGAGAGTTTAGAGATGTAGATGCGCCTGGAGGAAACTTAAGAGATGCATTTATGCCTTTACCATTTAAAGAACCTTCACAAACTTTATTACAATTAATGGGTGTTGTGGTTCAAGCAGGTCAACGTTTTGCTTCAATTGCTGACATACAAATAGGGGATGGAAATCAACAAGCAGCAGTAGGTACGACGGTGGCTTTATTGGAACGAGGCAGCAGAACAATGTCTGCAATTCACAAACGATTGTATGCTTCAATGAAACAAGAATTTAAATTATTATCTAGAGTGTTTGCACTCTACTTGCCTCCAGAATATCCTTATGATGTTGTAGGTGGACAAAGAACTATTAAACAAACTGACTTTGATGACAGAGTAGATATTGTTCCAGTTGCTGATCCAAATATATTTTCACAAACTCAAAGAATTAGTTTAGCACAAACTCAATTACAACTTGCTCAATCTAATCCACAAATTCATAATTTATATGAAGCTTACAGAAAAATGTATGAAGCTTTAGGAGTTAGAGATATAGATAAAATTTTAAATGTACCTCAACCACCAGCACCAAAAGATCCTGCATTAGAGCATATTGATTCTTTATCAGGACAACCTTTCCAAGCATTTAGAGGACAAGACCATAGAGCTCATATCACTTCACATTTAAATTTCATGTCTACAAACATGGCAAGAAATAATCCAGTTATTATGGGTGCATTAGAGAAAAACATTTTTGAACATATTTCTTTGATGGCTTTAGAACAAGTTGAAATAGAATTCACAACTCAACTGCAACAACTTCAACAATTATCTCAAGATCCAATGGCTGCACAAAATCCTCAAATGCAAATGCAAGTTCAACAACTACAAATGCAAATTGAATCTAGAAAAGCAATATTGATTGCTGAAATGATGGATGAATTTATGAAGGAAGAGCAAAGAATTACATCACAATTTGATAATGATCCTATCGCTAAATTAAAATCACGTGAATTAGATCTTCAGGCTCAAGAAAATGCTAGAAAA